CGAGCCACAGGAAGAAGAAAAGGGCGAGGATAAGCCAAATACACCTGACGAGCCAGAAAAAGCCCCAGAAGAGCCGGAAACGGAGCCAGACGAGGAAGAAGAAGAGGAAGATGATGACCCTAAACAACAAAAAGTTGTTGAAAACCCTCTAAATATCGATTATTCGTATTTCGAGGATAGATTAAATAAGCTGAAAGGAGAAAAGTAAGATGAAAGATTTAATCGAAAAGCAAAATGACTTAAAAGAAAAAGCCGAAAGCATCTTAAACACTGCTAAAGAAGAAAAAAGAGCAGTAACTAATGAAGAAAAACAAGAATTCGATAATGTCATGAACGAAATCGATGACATTCAAAATACCATTGAAATGAAAGAAAGCATTGATAAAATGGAAAACAAAGAAATTAAAGTAGAAAACATTTCTACAGAAGAAAAAGACATCAAAGCGATGGCTGATTTAATTAGAGGTTATGTAAACACTGACCCAACTCAAATGACAAAGGGAGATAACGGAGCAGTTATCCCATCAACAATAGCTAAAAAGATTATAGATAAGGTAGTAGAACTATCTCCACTATATGCTTCAGCTACAAAATATCATAGCAAAGGAACTTTATACATCCCTAAAGTAGATACATCTACAGACGATGTAACAGTTGACTATGCTACTGAATTTAGCGATTTAACAAGTCGTTCAAACAAATTCGATACTATATCATTAACAGGTTTCTTAATTGGAGCTTTAACTAAAGTATCTAAATCATTATTAAACAATAGCGATTTCGATTTAGTAAACTTCGTAATCGATAGAATGGCTAAAAAGTTCGCTATTTTCTATGAAAGAGAATTGCTATATGGTACAGCAAGTAAAATCTCAGGTATCAAAGGTACATATGACTCAACTAACATGAAGAAAGTATTAACTACTAACAACGGTGTAACTACTGACGAATTAATTGATATCCAAGATTTAGTACCAGATGAATTCCAAGCTGATGCATACTGGATCATGAACAGAGATACAAGAAATAAAGTTAGAAAGTTAAAAGATGGACAAAACAATTACATTCTTAACCAAGTATTTGGTAAAGCATGGGATTATGAATTACTAGGAAAACCAGTAAAATGTTCTGAAAACTGCAAAAAACTAGGTGGAAACGGAAGAGAAGTTATCTTCTATGGAGATTTTAGTGGATTAGCAGTAAAAGAAACTGAAGAAGTTGAAATCAATGTATTGAATGAATTATATGCTACTCAACATGCCGTAGGTGTATGTGGATATGCTGAATTAGATGCTAAAGTTGAAAACACTCAAGCTATTGCAGTCGCTGTAACTCCAACTGGATCAGTTTAATAGATAAACCATCAATTATTGTTGTCTAGGGTAACCTCACATAAAAGGAGGGAAAATAATGATTGAAAAAGTGAGTGAAATAACTTATACCAATATAGCTAATTACATCAGATTAGATGTAACCACTCAAGAAGAGCAACATGAGTTGCAAACCTATCTAAAAATAGCCAAAGAATATATATCAAGTTATACTGGCATCCCAATTGCGAGTACCGATGAATCAGTAAAAACTCTGGACGATTATCCAGATTTTATTATTGCCATTTATGTATTATGCCAAGACATGTATGACAATAGAAGTCTATATGTAGATGCCAAGAATGTAAATAAGGTGGTGCAAACTATATTAGATTTGCACAGCACGAATAACTTATGATAAATGCTGGAAAGTATAACCAAAAAATAAAAATATATAGCATAGTGGAAACAGAGGACGATGCAGGGTTCAAAACAAAGACCGAAAGCATCGTTCTACAGCCATATGCTAATGTAAGAACTACCAATGGCTATACACTAATTGTTAATAATTCGGATTTTGAAAAGGCATATACCAACTTCACTATTAGATATCCTAAAGTAGAAATTACCAGGGATATGTTAATAAAGTTTAAAGGTAAAACCTATACAATAGAATACCTTAACAATATAGATGAGAAGAGTGTAGAATTGGAAATTCAAGCGAAAGTAGTTGTTAAGTAGTGGCTAAATTTAAAGCAGAACTTCCCAATGACTTAATCAAGATGTTCCAGGATCTAGAAGAGGACTCAAAAAAGATATTCGGAGAAATGACCCAAGCCGGAGCCAAAGCAGTATATGAGGGTGTTAAAAGAAATATGAAGAAATCATTTAAAACCACAAAGTCGCTAGATAAAGGACTAACGATATCGAGAGTTCAAGTAACCAGCGATGGCGACTCAATACAGACATGGATCGGGTTCTATGGCTACGACACATCAAAAGCGAGTAAAAGGTATCCTAAAGGGAAGCCGATACCATTAATCGCTATGGCTAGGGAATATGGAACTAGCAACGGAGAAGCCAAAAAGCCATTCTTCCGTAAGTCTTTTAAAAAGGACGAAATAGAGAATGAAATGAGAAAAGTCGAAGAGAAATACTTACCAAAGGAGTCGTAATGAATCGAGAACTAAAAGCAATTCTAGGGGATAGCATAACTATTACTAGAGATGATAAACAAGTAACTATCCCAGTAGCTCATATCAAATATAAAGGCAATTCAAAGACCTATATAACCTGGACTATCATAGAAAGTAAGCCAGGGCTATGGGCGAATGATACCGACTTATATAGTGAAAACCAGGTAGATATAGATATATATAGCGATGGCAATTATTTAGATATAGAAGAGTATATAAAGAATTTGATGAAAACCAATGAATTTATATGGATAGAGGATAGTTCAGAAATGTACGAAGAGGACACAGAACTATACCATAAGACATGTACATTCGGAAAAGAAAGGATGATATAAGAATGGCAAGAATCGGATTTAGAAAAGCTAAATATAACGAAATTGATAGTGCTACTAAAAAATATAAAACTCTAACTGGTGGTGCAGTTCCAGAGTTTGAAAAAGTAGTAGACGAAAAGTTCGCACCTGAATATAACACAGCCGAACTTTATGCTAATGATACACTTTGCGAGAGTGACTATTCATTCAACAAAGGAACATTATCATTAACAATAGCTGACGATGATGACACCATATTAGCAAAAATACTAGGTAATACAAAGACTACTGATGAAGTTGTTTCAACAATAGACGATGTAGCCCCTGAATTTGGATATGGACACATCATACCAAAGGTAGTTAATGGAACAAAAAAATATAAAGTAGAGTTCTTCCCAAGAGTTAAGTTCACAAAAGCAACTTCAGATAATAAATCTAAAGGTGCTAGTGTAGAATTTAGTACAACTTCAGTAGAAGCTACTGTGTTCCCATTAAGTGAAACAATTAATGGATTACCAGCAGGAACATGGGAAAAACATAAAACATTCTCATCACTATCAGATGCAGAATCATACTTAAATGGTTTATTAACACCATCAAACGGATCAGTTTAAAAGACTATAGGGGTGGGATTTCTAAATCTCGCCCCTGTTTTTTTATAGGAGGACAATATGAAAGAAAGATTAACATATTTAGATATTAGCGAAAGCGAAAAATTACCTATTTGCTTCAATTTAAATGTAATGGAAGAAATACAAAACGAGTATGGATCCATGCAAAAATGGGGAGCAGTAGTAGAAAACAAAGACGGGGGAGAACCTCAAATCAAAGACCTTAAATACGGACTACTAGCAATGATAAATGAGGGAATTGATATCGACAACGAAAGAACCGGAGCCGAGAGAAAACCCCTAACAGCTAAACAAGTTGGAAGATTAATAGGTCAAGTAGGGTTCCAAAAGGTAATATCAGCCATAAAGGAATTAACTATTACATCAACAAAAGTGGACGATGAACCAAAAAACGAGTAATCCATGAGGAGTATGACGATGAAATTGACTTCTCATGGCTATTATTTATAGGACATAACTTACTGCTATATTCAGTAAAAGAGGTAGGCAGAATGACTCTAGCCCAACTCCTAAAACAATATAAGCATTATAAAAATAACTATGACTTTCAATTAAGCAAAAAGAGTTATCGTGAACTCGAAGATGAAATAAATCACGATGGAGAATTTATACAGGATTAGAAAGGAGGAATAATTATGTCTAGCTTTGGTGGAACTGTCAAACTAACAGGAGAAAATGAATATAGAAAAGCACTAACATCAATTACTAATAGTTTGAAAGAACTAACCAGCGAAATGAAGTTAGTATCTAGTTCATACGGAAAGAACGAAGATAGTATAGACAGCTTGAATAAAAAGAACGATATCCTAAAAGATAAACTCAAAGAGCAGACAAAAGCAGTAGAAGAAGCCAAAAGAATGCTAAACGAAGCTAAAACTAGCACGGATAGTAATTCAGAAACCGTTAAAAAGTGGCAAACTACTCTAAACAATGCTCAAGCAGAAGTTAATAAGACATCAAAAGAGATAAAAGACAATACCACTACCATAGAAAAGATGGAAAAAGCCAATGTAAGCAACACTCAAGAACTAAAAGAGTTTGAAGAAGCCGAAAAGAAAGCAGGAGAAAGCTCATTAAGTCTTGGAGATATAATCAAAGGGAACTTAATAAGTGATGCTATAATCGGTGGAATTAAAGCCCTAGGTAGTGCTGTAAAGAGTGTAGCAAGAGCATTCGGAGAATGGTCTGATATGGCATCAAACCTAGAAGAGCAAGAGCAAAAGTTCAGAACAGCATTAAAGAATACTACTGATGCAACAGAAGAAGATATCCAGGCATATGTAAAACTAGCTGAAGCCAAAGAGAAAAACGGTGTAGTTTCTAAATCAGCTATCCTAAACGGATACCAAGAATTAGCAACATATACTACTCAAAAGGAATCAATAGAAGCATTAACAGATGCTATGCTCGATATGACCGTGCAACAATATGGTA